AGAAGTCAGGTTGTCATTGTGTTGAATTTCTTCTCTTCTGTTTAGTTCTTCAACCGCCTTAGCTCGTTTCTCTTGTATTGTAGTTAATGCTTTTTCTGCTGTGTATTGGTCTTTTGCTATTTGTGTTAAATCTGCCTGTGCCGCTTGTGCTTTATATGACTTCAGATTAGCATCAATCAGTTTATTTACCTCTCCACGCTGCATGCTTAAAATTCCTGTTTGTTCATTCATTTTTAGATTGAGATTAGGAATAGCTTTGTTTAATTCACTTACTAGCGCACTCATTGTTGTTTTTTCGACGTTGGAAAGTGACTCTTTACTTGCTAAGTCAAAAAGTTGATCAGATAGCTTTTTCGATGCTCCGTATTCAGTTTCTAGCTGAACTGCGTTATCGCTACGCGTTTTGGAATTTTTTGCGATTTCTTCATTCATGCTTTTAAGTTCTTCGGTGCCTTTGGTTATTTCTTTGTTTAGCTTGTCTGTTTCAGATGTTCCTTCTTTAGCCTTTTGAGAATATAACATCAATCCTGTTGTTATCCCTCCAATTGCTAACGCTGCCAGCCCTAAAACACTTGAAGCGGTTGCTAGATTTAACATTTCTTGCCCTGTTGCCGCTGCCAGTGTTGCTTCTCTATATTTCTTCCATGCATCAACGGCCATTGTTATTCCTGCTTGGATTGCACCACCAACTTTGAATACCGCCATGCCAACTGCTATTCCACTAATTGCACTGATAACTTCATCTTTATTGTCAATAACCCATTCAATTCCATTTACAGCTGAATCAAGTGCACCCTCTGCCATATCTGCAAGACTGTCATCCATATCTCCGATTTTCTGGGTTATCTTTTCTACCGCTCTTGTTAAAGCGGGTGCCATTTCAGCTCCGAATTTTCGTTTAGCTATATCTGCTGATTGATAAAATCTTTGTAATGCATCATCCGTCTTTCCTAATGATGTTAAAGTGTCGCTATCAAGTATTGCCCCCATATTCTGTGCTTCTTGAGTAAATTTAGCTACTCCTTCACTACCAACTGCGATTAAGGGATTTAAGTCTTGTGCTGACTTTCCAAACAATGTCATTGCTGTTGCGTTGGCATCAGTCTCATTTGTCATTTTCCCAAGTGCGTCAATCGCTTCCCAGTAGACTTCTTCACTATCTCTTAATTTTCCATTTCCATCTACAACGCTAATCCCTAATTTTTTGTAAGCGTCTTCATATTTATCAGTACCATCTTTTGCGCCAGCCATAGACTTAATATTCTTAGCCATTGACTTAGTCATATCTTCGAGTGATGTATCTGTAAGCTCTGCCATGTAGTTATATGCTTGCAACTTATCTGTTGATATTCCTGTCTGTGTAGACATTGTCAGCATGTCATCAGCGTACGAAGCCGCTCCTGTTCCAAGGCTTATAACTTCTTTTGTAACACTTTTAACTGCACTTGCAAGAACTGTTATTCCACCTATTATTGCAGCACTTGTTAGGTTAGCTTTAATTATATCTCCTGTATTTAGTGTTTTATCTCCCGCTATTTTAACTTCTTTTCCATAATTATCTATAGAAGTTGCGGTTTTGTCTGTTGATGATTTTGCCTCGTCAAGATACTTTTTATTTACTGTTAATTCAGAATCTAATTTATTCAGTTGTGTTTCTGCATCATTTAATGACACTTTCCACTTATCTGTCCTATCATCGTTTTCACCGTATTGCTTTTCAGAATTTGCAAGGGCCAATTTTAATGCTTCAACCTTCTCTTTTTGCTTATCAATCTGTTTATTTAAAATATCCTCTTTTGATGTCAGAGCTTCAACGGAATTAGCATTCTCAGCAAATACAGAATTAGTTAGTTTCATTGTGGAATTTAATACTTTTTGGTCGGAGTTAATACCACTTATGGCTTGCTTGTATTCTTTTTCTCCATCTAGGGCTATGCTCGCTCCTATGGTTATTTTCTTTGCCAATTTATTCAACCTCCCTTCTAAAATGAAATAATATTTTTCCCTGAACCTTTAGCTGCTTCTACTTCTAAATCTGCGTATGTAATGCCTTTATTTTTAAGTAATAATTCTGTGTCAAAATTGCTTTGATACTCTTTGTAAAGTGTAGCTATCTTCCCTAATGTCATTTCCCATGTTTCTATTTCGGTGTATTCTAAAAGTGTTTTTCCTACAAAAAGATAGCGGGCAATATTTACTTTTTCACTTGCCCGCTTTTTACGTTTGGGGTTTGTTTGTCAACCTTTGGGAGGGAACCGTTAAATGACTTTAATATCAATCCAGTAAATACCTTTGCGGTATCATTCGTTAGTAACTCGCTATTGATAAAATCTTCTGTTATTAAACACCATTGATCGTTAGGACTTTTTCTGTTATGCATTCTTACGTCCTCATTCAACAAAACTAGCAAGATATATGACAGTCTGTTATATCCTCCTTTTTTATCTGTTTCGCTAAAAACTGAATTGATTGCATCCACTATATACATATCAAAATGCTCTTGTATTTCATCTATAACATTAATATTAAATAATAAGTGTCTTTTCTTATCGTCAAATTCTATTTCTTCGCCAATAGGCATTAATATTCTCATTTAATAACTCCTTTTCTAATAAAAAGAGAGTGGATTTCTCCACCCTCGTATTTGTATGATTTTGTTATGCAGTTATATTGTACTCATATTCTGCGATAGCTGAATTGCTTGATCCAACCTTTGTAGCGACTGCGCGCAACATTGTACTAGCTGTGATCGAGATTGCAGTTGAGTATAATGTTCCAACTGTTGCTGATGGTGTTAATCCATTTACTGTGTAGTAAATTTTTTCCCCAACTCCTGCCGTTAGAGCTACTGTTTTAGCTGTCGCATATGTACCTGCTGCAATGTTTGCGACTGGTGTTGTACATGTTGCTGTAAATAATGATTTTAGATATTCAATTGCTACTATTTCCGTTTCGAAATCTTCTTCCTCGCACCAATTACCATCTTCTAGTTCGAAAATTGTCCCTTCTAAAGTCGTGTATGTATATGTTTTCGAACCTTCTTTTGTCTTTGCGTCGTGTGTGTAAGGTTGAAATTCGACTTTATAGAAGAATTTTACAGTGTAAATATCCTTGTTTAAGTCAACATCAAGATCCTTAATGATATAACCGAATCCTTGTGGAATTGGTTTATCGTTTGAATTAGAAACATACTTTGTTGTTGCCACCACTGCGCCACCTGATGTTGTGAAGGCAATGTCTGATATCGTCTTTCCTAATATTGGTGACAAAACTGTTTTGTTAGCATAGTCAACTATCAGAGCTATTTTTCCCTCTTTGAAAGTTGTGTCTTTCTTTTTCAATCTATTATCAGAATAGATTGGCGTATCATTGTAGCTAATAGATTCTTTTACTTCTATTGCTCCTCCTGTCTTTGTAGCTGATCCGTAAGTTTTTGCTACCTCATTCAATTGTGCATGTAGAAAAGAACTTAATCCTTGTATTGCCATTTTTATTCCTCCGTTTCTGATTTTCCACTGATTTCACACTGGAAAATAATATGGTTTATTTTAGTATCAGTTTCATGTCGCTGTGTGACTTTTGCATATGTGAAACCCGCTTTAAACAGTTTTGAGCGGATTTGTTTTTTTAGTAGCATATAATTAAATGATTCAGGCGCGAATAGATGAATTTGTATATACGCGATGTCCACTTTTGGCTTGTTGTCTGCGAATACTTCGCCCCTATCATCTTCATAATTAAAAGTTATATAGATTGGACTTGGAACTTCCCCGACAGATGGGTTGTATTTATCCATATCAATCGGGTAATTTAATGGACTTAAAGTAGTAATTATTAACTCATTTACATCCATACTCATTCAACCTCCCGATTAAATATTTCTTGCATATTTTCGAAAATTTCATTTGCAGCATCATTAGCAACTCTTTGCATAAAAGGTCTAGCAGCTTGCTTAGAAGTTCCATATTCAATAAAATATAGTTTATCTCCGTTGTATAGTGCTTTTCCTTTTGATATAGCTCCATGTTTACTATGTATGTATGCTTTGCCTACGTGCATTTTCTTTTTAGAACGTCCTGAAGGATATGCCCATACTTTCCATACTCCATCTTTGTCTACCTCTGCGTCTGAAGTTTCTATTGAGTCTGCAAGTTCTCCACTATCGCTGTGATTTTTTCGAATATCTTTTTCTATTGCATCCGCAAGTATTTGGCTCGAATCATCAAGCATCAATTGTGCTATTTCACCCGCTCTATCTCCTAAGTTATTTAATTGAGATATGAAAGCATTATCATTTTCAACATTTACTCTAAAATAAGCCATCTATATCACCGCCTTTGACACGTTAATTCTATTATTTCTTTTCCGTAAACTTCATGAGATCGTTTGATGTCGTATCCTTTACTGTTTTTTTCATCTACAAGCTCTTTTTGTTCTCCATAGTTACAGGCCATAATCTCAATGATTAAATCTGCTGTGTATCCCTCTTGATTAGCAAGTGTTTCATCTGCTCTAGTAGTTGACTTGAAATTAGCGGGTATTCCGTCTATAAAATCGGGTATAGATGTATCAAATCCATCCTTATCTGTAGTTGTTGTATATCCACTCGGTAGCTTTATAGAATCATTCCACATCCGGTTCACCTTCCTCTATTGCCTTAAGCAAGATAAGGTCTTCATCGGTCAAAAACTCAAGATATAGCCTTAAATCTTGATACATTTTAATATATTTATCCGAATCTGAACGGTCATTTCCTCTATACGCCTTTACATAACATGTAATTGCGTTTAGTAGTTGTTTGTTTTCACTCATAATAACCGTTGTTATTACTCCACTCGCCATTAAATCAGCTTTTGCAGAGTCTATAAGGTCTTGTGTTTCTTCGTCATAAACGGTTATTTCCAATGCGATTCCGCATCTTTTTTTAATTTTCTCTAACATACTCATTAATTTCACCTACTTTAAAGGGCGGTACCTCTACCGCCCTGAGTAATTAAGATTTTGTAACTGTTACTACATATATCGTTTCTTCGGTACCATTTGTTACAATAATTGTTACAATATTTTCTCCGCTCGCCCAGGTTGCAGGGGTTCCACTTACTACAATTGTTTCGCCAACATAAATTTCAACTTCTGCGGTTTCATCTGTAGCTACTGCAGTAATTGTATTTGTTGCGTTGCTTGTATCTGCAGTATAAATTAGTGTTTCTCCTTCAAATAATGGACTAAGTATTAATACGCCAATAGTCAATGCAGATAATGAACTATCAGCTACGCTCCCACCACCTGATTAAATTCCGCCTTTACAATTGCGCTTTCATCTACTGTTTGAATATCAAGTCTTTCGCGGACTTTAATTCCTGTTTGATCTTTTCCCCATAAGTCCCCAGCTTCAGTTGACATTTCTATTGATAAACTTTCTCTATCAAATATTGTGATTGCCTCCGCTAAGTCTCCGCAAATAATAGGAAATTTGTTCGACTTGACTGTAGTTCCATCTAATTCAAATATTTTTTTGTTACCCAGTACTTTATCGGATACGCTTGTGATTGGATACTTTCCAAAGAGCAGCATTTGTGTAGCCTTAGTAGGATCCTGTTGTAATACATACTTACCATCAGTATCTTTTAAAGTATCTAGCCAGTTGAATCCACTTTGATTAGTGACAACTTTTGCACCTACTGCAATGGCTGGATCAAGTGTGAGATTGAAGATTTTCTTCAAATCGTCAATTCCTGTGACTGCAACTTCTTTTCCAGTGGTAATAATATTGATTTGTGCGACAATCAAAGCGTTTCTTGTTGCTTTTGCTTTCTTTGCAATCCACTTTCTCAAATATGCAATGATGTTTTCTGCAGTGTCCTGTAAGAGTTCACGTGATACCTTTAAAATTCCACCTTTTTTCTTAATAGAATAGGCGATTTTTTCAAACTGTGGTGTTGAAATGTCTGGAAACTGAGCCTCTTCGTCTACATTGTCAAACGGTGTTTGATCTGCTGCTTTTTCAATTACTCTTGTACCTTTCAATGCGGTAACCGTTTCAACATTTACAAGATTTTCAAGTGCATCATCTGAACGTCTTAACTCTTTAATCTTTGTTGAAATATCCTGTGGTACCGTTAACCCTCCATCTTCATCCGTTCCCTCATTCATAGAATCTAACAGCTGCATGTCAGACTCTGCAATCGCTTTTTTCCCAATTCCTGCTTTAATTGCATTAACAAAGGCATTTGCAATGTCTTTTGTTTTTGCTCCTAAAGTTTTTGCCGTTCCCAACTCTGCCTTCTCCTTCATTTTCTCTGTTGTATCATCTTCGAGATCGTACAGCAAATCAAATTCTGCTTGTAAGTCAATCAATGCTGCCTTTGCTACTTTAGCTTCATCGAACTTTTTTTCTCCAACAAGGTTTTTAACCTCTGCTTT